CCGCGCCGGCACTCTATGACTTCACCTTCGGTTGATTGCATCATCCAACGCATCATGGCCTGGTGTCTTAGGTTGTTGTTGTTCTTCGGTTCGTACTGTGGGATCTCCAGGGGCAGCTTTAGGGCTTCCCTCAGCTGATCCATTGTCGGTACAGTATTCGTCATAGTTTCTCTCCTCTTCCATAAACGTCACGTGCCACTGGGGCGCTGGAAATAGCCCATGCAAAATGACTTCGGTCTGGTCAAACCAGTCCAAGGTTTCTTGTGATTTGATATCGAATGACCTGGCTTCGAATGGGTCTGTGGTGACGCTTAGGCCATCACCATCTTTCACGAACAAAAGCTGGCCGGTAAGGGTATCTCTGATCTTGATAAAACACATGGCTGCACCTCACTAAAAGGTGTCGCTGGCCTCAAGTAGGCGTCCTGTTTCCAGGTTGTATTTTACCTTGCCGGCGACACCGGTCTCACCGGTAAACCGGTTTTTCAATACGTGTAGATATCGATAGGCACCGTCAGGGTCGTCAGGATCGACCTGGAGACCAATCACGATGTCACTAAGCTGCACAGGACTGTGTGAGCCTCGGATCTGAGATAGGCGAACCTTGCTGCCTTCCTCATGTCCCTTGTCACCCTCTGGTCGGCGCAGATGGCTCACCATGATCAAGCCAATGTTTAGCTCGCTCACAAGCGTTCTAAGAGCCGTACAGGCAATGTCTATCGCCTTCCGTTCGTCAGCAACCGCCAGGCCGCTGATCATGATTGATACGTGATCCAGGATGATCCACTTTACGTCCAGAGCTGCCACCATGTAGCGAATACGCTGAATGATGGTATCGACCTCAGACGATCCAAAGTGGTCATAGAGATACACCTGGTTGTCGCCAGGAAACAGCTCATCAAAGGCTTTGTATAGGTCAGCCTCTTCGACACCTGTGCGATCCACAGTCACGTTCTTGTTCATGTGGATACCGAGCAGTCCCAGGATGGTCTTTTTGTTGCTTTCTTCGAGCATGATCATCCCGACCCTGTGGCCGGAAGTATGCAGCGAGTAAGCTATCTCACGTACCAGTGTAGACTTGCCGATACCAGATCCAGCCGTAATGGTGACCAACTCACCCTCACGCAGACCGAGTGTTACCTCGTTCAGACGTTGGAATGGGTAAGCAATGGCAGAGGCCGCGTCCACCACACCAATGGCATCTCTGATATCGGCTGCGGCCACGATGCCGTCCGGGCGATATACTTTCGCCTCAAGAATGGCACCGACGATATCCTTGTGCTTGCCCTGCAGTAGGGTCTCGTTCGCATCTTTGTAAGGGAGAAAACAGATGCGACTTTGGCCGACCGGCAACAGCTCAGCTACCTCGATGGCAGCCTTGCGTCCCGGTTCGTCCATATCGAAGCACAGGATAACTTCTTTGAACTGAGCAACGTAGTCCCAGTTGTCTTTGATTGATCTTACAGCGGCAGCAGCGCCAGCTGGTAGACTGACACATGCTGTTGCATGCATTACAGACGCCACTGACATGGCATCCAGCTCGCCTTCTGTGATGACCAGGCGATTACCACCCTGCCATCTGTGTGATCCAAATAGTGGCAGCTTCTTGCCATCCCCAAGTAACTTGAAGTCCTTGTTCTTGAATCGGATCTTTTGTGCCACAGGTGTGCCGCCGGGGCTGTAGTACGTAGCTATCTGTACAGGCTGCCCCTGGTATGTACCCACCCGGTAGCCAAACTTCTTACATACTTCCTGGCTTATCCCCCTGGCCGGGATTGCTTGGATCTCGCCCTGGAGTAAACCTTCCGGCTTTGCTTGATGCGCTGCCTGTATAAGTTCTGCCGCAGCTGCTGAGCTGGTTGGTTGGAAGTCTTGGTCGAAGGTTTGGTGGTCTGTGCAGCTGAAGCAGTATGCTGCGTATCCTCTTTCGCCATTGTCATAAATCGCCCTGGCGTCACTCGAACCACAGGCATCGCATGGCTCGTGTGCCACAAACCTGCCAGCGTCATTCTCCTGACCCCAGGTCTCCATTGTTGTTTTCGATGGTTGCATCTTTGCTCTCCTGCAGCCAATCTTCGGGAATTACTTTGTGTGCGTATTGAATGCCGTGCTTATCGCAGTATTTGGCATACGTAGTCGGTGAGCCCTTGTAGAGCTTCGCATTGGCGTTGCTGAACACCAGGCGTATGTCGATGTCGGGGCATTGCTGACGAATCAGTAGATGTTTGTGACGATCTTCCGTCAGCCATCGTCCTTTGGTTTCGACATAAAAATAGCCGCCAGGTTTTGGCAGCCGGAAGTCTGGTGTGTAGTGCGCCTGGCGCTCAGGCCATACAAACTGGATACGCTCAGTCTCGTATAAAACCTCAAGACCGCTTTCCTTTATCTGTCTTGCTGTCTTATCTTCGAGACCTGAGCGATACCCATTCTTTATGGCTCTCTGTCTAGAAGTTGGCGCTGAAGCCGTCTTCCGGTTTGTCTTCTTGCGAGGAGCCATTGTCGTTGCTTTCGTTGGTTTGTTCTGAGGCTACAAATGACCCCTCTTCCGCAGCGAAGCCGCCGCCGTCATCCTGGCGCTCTGCCAAGTCAATGACCTGGATCTTTGTAAGCTGCATGCTCACACCAATATTACCGGCGCTGTTATAGGCATGCAGTGTGCCGCCCATCTTCAGCACCGAGCCACCCCAGATCTGAGGCAGGTTGCTTGGCACGATGATCTGACCCTTGCTGTCATACACCTTGGGCTGATACTTGGACTTAGCATTCAAGATGATCTCGCCGGTGTCAGGGTCTTGCTTGTATGGCACCTTCGCTGTTTCAGCTTTCTTGCCGAACTCATCCACAGCGAACTGTCGGATCTTGTCGCGCAGCTCTTTGCATTGGTCAGCCGGTACACGTAAGCCAGTCTTATACTTGCCCTCAGCGTCAAACTGAGTGTCAGGGATGTTTAGCCATGGATACTCAGCTGTTCCCTTATGTGTTTCGAATGATACTTTTCCCATCTTCAGATACTCCTTGTTTCATTTTGTTCTTGATGTTTGGTGTCAGCTGCAGACCCAGGCGCTGTGCTTCGCGCTCCAGGTCGGCAGGGATTGGTTTGTCTTGTGATTCGAGTAGACGCGCCTGTTCCAACACCCTTTCTCTGGGGTGCATACGATCCTCGTTTCTTTTTTATGGGGTCTATATGCTATGGGGGAACACAACTAATAAATAGGCAGTTTTGCGACTTACCTAGGTCGTAGTGTCTTAGTTATTGCTTGGTTTTACTGCGAGGCTTACTCTGCCAGACACTGGAGCCCCAAGCGGCTCAGTATTCCCTCATGCAAAACAGTAGTCACTTTGCAAAACAGCCTTTATGTCCAGGCTGCCTTTGGTTGGTATAGTTGGTGCCTTAGTATCGACACCTAAATCGACATGGTCGAGTATTTGATCCGTGATAAAGCTGTAGATACATTTGCCATCATATTGCTCAACAAACGCCTCACGTACACCCATGAAGAGCTTGTCAGTGTCTGCCGGTACAGTGCCGAAGCTGTCATGAATCAGCATAAAGTTACGCACACCTTTTGTAAGACACTTGAGTACAGTGCTCATAAGGTGACTGCTGTCCAGGCTGTGGATCATGTTAGGGCTTACAGCTGCGCCACACTTACGCTTATCAACAGTCCTAGTGTCGGCCATGTTAAGGACAGCGCTGGTACGCACCTGGCTGTCTACCTGCTTGTCGTAGAGATAGATCCGCAGACGCTTAGCTTTGTTCTTATAGTACGCATTGTCTACCGGGAACCCGACCGGCGTAAACCAGCTCATCGTCTGATTAACGTCAGCCAGGGCATTAGCTAATCCCTGGAAGAACCTCATGCCGTCTGCAGCGCCCACGATCACCTGGTTAATTGCAGCCCAGTTGGCGTTGGCCAGCTTCCTGGCAGCCTTCCCTGGGTCAACGAATGGGTGCTTTTCGAGCTCACCTCGCCTCACACTGTTACGCAGTGGGATCATGA